GTATTAGCTGCGTTTGGTCAAATTATTGAAGTATTATTTTCTAGTGGTAAGTTTCCATTAGGAATTAATCCTACATCAGTACCTGAAGAAATACCAGAGTATGCTCATTTAAAACCACAACAACCTAAAACACCAGACGAACAAATAAAAGATCCGTATGGTTTTAAAGGTGATGGTAGAGAAATACCACCAGGTGCTACAGCTGATATGCTAATGAAAAACTTAGCACAAGAATTTGAGAATGTTGGATTTGATGAAGGGCCAGCTAATAGAGGTGAGCCACAAATACAACCAGCAGAAATAGCTGCTAGACATTTAGAAAAATTATTACATGATCAGTTAGAAGAGTCTAGTGCTATAACAGTATTAAGACATGTGTTCTTTGAAATGTGTTTATTAGGAACTGGTATATTAAAAGGACCATTTAGTTTTGACCATACATATCATGCCTTTGATGCAGGTGAAGATGAACAAGGTAACATGATAAATGTACATGTTAAGAAAATTAAAACAGTTCCAAAAGTAGAAGCAGTATCGTGTTGGGATTTTTATGCAGATCCTAATGCAACTAGTATTAATGATTGTGATTATGTTATACAAAGACACTCATTAAATAGACAACAGTTTTCTGATTTAAGAAAGATGCCTTACTTTAATGAAGAGGCAATTGATATGTGTTTAGAAGAAGGACCTAACTATCAAGTTAGAGGTTATGAATCTTCTTTATACAATAGAGAAACTGTAGAAACAATATATAAAAACAGATTTGAAGTATTAGAATATTGGGGTGTCATATCTAAGGATATGGCAGAAGAGTGTGGTATAGAAAGTGATAAAGATGTAATCAGTATTAACGCATGGATATGCGGTGGTAAAGTTTTAAGAATGGTAGAGAATCCATTTGAACCAACTAGATTACCTTTTATGGTATGCCCATACGAATTAAACCCTTATCAGTTTTTTGGAATAGGTGTTCCAGAAAACATGGAAGATTCACAACAGATTATGAATGGTCATGCAAGAATGGCTATTGATAATCTAGCACTTGCAGGTAACATGGTGTTTGATGTAGATGAAACACAATTAGTACCTGGACAAGATATGAAAATTTTTCCTGGTAAAATATTTAGAAGACAAAGTGGACAACCAGGAACATCTATAAATGCAATTAAATTTCCAAACAGCACTCAAGAAAATATGATGATGTTTGATAGATTTAGACAGTTAGCAGATGAAGCAACTGGTATACCATCATACTCACATGGTGCAACTGGTATTCAATCTACTACTAGAACTGCAGCAGGTATGTCAATGCTTATGGGAGCTGCAGCATTAAGTATTAAAACTGTTATTAAGAATGTAGATGACTACTTATTAAAACCCTTAGGTGAAAACTTGTTTCATTGGAATATGCAATTTAATGCAGACATTCCAATTATTAAAGGTGACCTTGAAATAAAAGCAAGAGGAACATCATCATTAATGCAGAAAGAAGTTAGATCGCAAAGACTAATGACATTTATGCAAACAGCAGCTAATCCAGCATTAGCACCGTTTGTTAGATGGCATACATGTCTAAAAGAAATAGCAAAAGCATTAGATATCGATCCAGATCAACTAATTAATGATCCAGAGAAAGCAGCTATCTATGCACAAATAATGGGAATGGCAAATGGAAATCAAAACAATACAACCCCTGCTGGAGAACAAAGTCCTATGGCAGCAACTGGAGAAGTACCTCCAGGAGCTTCAATCACAGATCCAACAGGAAATGGAGGTGGCAACATCGGAATCGGGAATATTCCGATGCCAGGGGAAGCTGGTTTTGCTTCGCCAGATATTAAACCTCCCACAGGCAAACAAACGCAGTAAGGAAATAGATTAATGGCAACATACTTTGCTTTAGAATATGATGCAAACGGAGTATCTAGAATAGTTGAAAAGAAAGATACTTCAACTAGAGCTATTACTCAAAGAGATTTTAATTTTGGATCTTATGTGGGTAATCAAATTACATCTCCTGAAGATCCTAATCAACCAGGTGATGGTAATAACACTGGTGACTTCATAAGTCAAATGGGCACAGGGACTATGGGTGGTAATGAGATGACAGACTTTGAACGTTTTATAGAAAGAAGCGATCTTACACGTTATATGAATGAAGGTAAAGGTCCTAAAGATAGTAAATTTGTAAATGCATTTTTTGCAGCTTTAGGTATACCAGTTACAGCAGAAGGTCTTACAAAATTTTTTGATAATATACAAAAATTTTTACCAAAAGAATCTCCTGAAGTAAAAGCAATAAGAAGATTTTATGCTACTGAAGGTTTAAGATATATGAATCCAAATAGTCCTGATTATATACCAGGTATGGAAAATTATAATATTGTATATGGTGGTTTTCCAGGTATTAAAGATCCTAGTATAGGATTACAAGATGCACTTACTCGTAGGTCAGATAATATAATAGATACTTTAAAAAGTAAATATGGATTTAACGATATAGAAATAAAACAAATTCAAATGGGAACTTATAGTGGTACTAAAGGTTATAATGAAATTATGGGAAAACAAACTAATTTAATTGACCTTTTAACTAATATTACTCAATTTAAAAAAATAGAAAAAGATTACATAGATAATATTCCTACGGATGAAGTTGCTACAACAGGTGGAGTTGATAAAATAGATTTTACGTCTATTGATTATGGTGATAGTCCAGAGGGTGAATTTGGAACAGGGCCAGGCTCTAATGTGCCACCAGGAATAAAGGAAGATATTCCAGGAGGTGGTGAATTTACTACCCCACCTAAACAAGATAATACTCCGCCAGGAATAAAAGAAGATAGACCAGGAAGTGGAGAGTTTAGTAGTCCAGGTAGAAGTGATATTGGATCTAGAGTAAGTGATAGTTATAGAGAGGATCCTAATACAGGATTACTATAATGGCAGTAAATTATAAGGGTGAACCCATAACAACAGAAACAGCATTTACTACTACAGGTTTAATGAATAGAAAACCTGCTAAGTTAAAGCCATTAAAGATGGGTAATATAAAACAACCTAAACCAAAAGTTGTACAAAAAAATTTACCAGAAGAAAGAGTACCACAAATTAATTTAGAGAATTTGAGAGATGAAGATAAACGAATTTTAAATATTCATTTAACTCCATCTCTTAAAAATGTATTCACCAGAATATTTGGACAAGATATATTTCCTGAGTTTGGAATAAATGAAAACACAGTAAGTATTCCTACAAGTATTATTGTTGATAGATTTGGATCAATAAACGATTTTAAAACAATGATTCAAAGAGATGATAACAACGTGCCACCTAGTCAGGGTATAATGACTAGCCCACAAACTATGACAGTTTAGAGCTACCCTTATCCATAAGGCACTCAACCAATAGGTAAAAATAATGGAAAAAAAAGAAGACAATGTTTCTAACGAAACTAAAACTATTTTACAAAAACCAAATCCTTATAGCAAGGCTCGAGAAGATGATCCTGAAACTGAGGCATTTGCAAAAGGTGAATTAGAAAAGTTTCATAGAGACCAAAAAGAAAAAGAAGCAGAAGCAGCAACCGAACAGAAGGACACCGATGCATCTGAAGAGACTGCAGACCCAACAGATCAAAAGGCTACTCCTATCGCTGAACGCCCTGTAAATGCTGAAGATCGTGTTTTTAAGAAACGTTATGACGATTTGAAAAAACACTATGATTCTACAATTAATAAACACAAGGATGAAGTTACTTCATTGCGTTCTCAATTAGAATCAAGTACAAAACAATTTGTGCCACCTAAGTCAAAAGCTGAGTTAGAGGCATGGAGAAAAGAGTACCCTGATGTCTATGATATGGTAGAAACTATAGCCATGGACAAAGCTACTACTCAAACTGCAGAGCTTGAAAACAAATATAAAAGTATCCAACTCCAACAAGAGCAAATTAAAAAAGAAAAAGCTGAAGTAGAACTTTTAAAGATTCACCCAGACTTTAATGATATTCGTTCAAAAGATGAATTTCATGAGTGGGCTGAAAAACAAGATCCTACTATTCAAGGTTGGTTGTATGAAAATACATCTAATGCTAAGTTAGCTGCTAGAGCCATTGATCTATATAAAATGGATAAAGGTGTTAGTACTCTAACTAAAAAAGAAGAAAAGGATGTTAAGAAAGAAGCTGCTAAAGCTATTACTAAAACAAAGAAAAGTACTGAATCTGATAGTCCAAAGAAAAAAATTTGGACAACAAGTGAGATTTCTAAGTTGAAACCTCATGAGTTTGAGAGGCATGAAAAGGACATTGACCTTGCACGTTTAGAAGGTAGGATTGAACAACGTTAACAATCTAACTAAATAAACAAGGAGAAGCATATGGCTTTCACAAATGCTACTGGGTATAATAACCTTTCACAAGGTAATTTTACTCCACAAATCTTTAGTCAGAAAGTTCAAAAATTCTTCAGAAGAGCATCAGTGGTAGAGGATATTACTAACACTGATTACGCTGGAGAAATCGAAAACTTTGGTGACACAGTAAAGATTATCAAAGAGCCAACAATCACAGTCAGAGATTATGCTAGAGGTCAAACAGTTGATACACAAATATTAGCTGATGATC